ACTAAATTACTTTTATTACTTTTATATTTTGGAAAAATAGATTTTGGTAAAATATGATGTGATTCATAATACTCCCCGTCTACCGGGACCTTGCGTTTTTTTATAGCCAACTCAATGATATTGTAGTACCATGTTGTATATTTGTTAGTTAGAAATGCACCATTATGCTCGTAGATATTCATCTACTAAGATCTCCTCTTCTTCTTTATATCCTTTCCTTTATTTATCCAAATATCGTTCTCAGTGAGAATCCTAAAGTGCAACCCGTTCTTCTTGCAATACATCATTGCCGCACCCCATTTTGCCGTGTTTAAGAGTATCGCAGCCTTGTCCCTTTTGCTCTTGGCGTTTTCAGCTATGGCCTCCTTGGCAGGCTTGACCTCAATCAGCTCGGCACGTTGTTTTCCAAACTTGTCCTTATAAACTATGAGGAAATCGGGAATGTACCTATGCATTTTACCATCGAGTGGACTTTTGTATGGAATGGCAATGCTTTCACTGGCCCAGTTGATTACATTTGGGTGCTGATCCAGCAACATCATCACCCTCAATTCCCACGACGACCTATAAAAAGGTCGCGCATTGCCCACTAATTTTTGGGGATTCTTAGGGATGAATTCATCTTGGCTATATTTTGTCATGCCGGATCCGTATATGCTGCTGAGATTGAACCACGTAAAGTTGGATTCCTTGGCCATGGCGGAGATTGTAAGGTTGTAAGCCCTATCTTGCTGCCAGCCGGGGCCAGTGTGTTGTAACCTGTTATGAAAGAGTTGGTAACACCATTTGGACCCAGCAAGGATGATACAGGAACACCCTGGGTGGACGAAACATAGGCAGCAACAGATGCTATGCTCTGCACCAGGGATTGAGGTACCGATGGACCATAGTAACCTTGCGCGAGGGCCAACGCAGTTGATGAAATGGCCGGATTGGTGCTTTGTGGCGGACTGTTTAGAAGAGCCGAGGATACAGGTGGAAGGTTTAATACCTTGCCATTCAAGGTGTTTGTATATTGCTGTCCGCCACCTATATTGGTTAGGGCAATTTGACCGCTTTGTTGTCCTAGCTGTTGTGTGATTGTTTGGGCAGCAAATGTGTTCGTGTTGATATTAGGTGATGTACCAAAATTCAGGCTTTGCGATAGCGCTGAATTCGTTGCCACGGGTGTCGGTGCGGTCGCTCCTGGTGCTGAATTGGCCGGTAGCAATGCATAAGGCTGTGTCGACAATGGCACTGGCATGGTAGGATTGGACAGATTATTTGATTGAGACACAGGCACTTGCTGCGTGGTTGCTACGGTTGGATTCTGACCAAATATCCCTGGCTTGGCTGTATTTGGCAGGGCCAGCGTGCCTGTAGGTTGGCTGGACGACCCACCGCCAGTAAATCCAAAATTTGTCATGAATCCATATGGATCGGATCCAATCGGCTGCCCAAACGCAAAATAATCTATTGCCTCATATTTGAATGAAACCGCTACTTCTTCTGGATCGCTTGATGTATAATCCTTGTTTCCCCAATCCATGGACGTTATTTTTGGATTCATATAGCTGAATGCTGTATAGGTGTTACCAAACAACGCATATATGATGATTGCATTGAAAAAATTTGTTTGTTGGTCCAGCAGCGGTAAAAAGCCCCAGCCGGCACCGAGCTGGAACTGTGACTCAACCGGAGACTGTAGGTAATCCAACTGGGCAGTGGTGGGATTGTACGTACGCCTGCTGTCCGCAAAATAGTATGTAAAGTAGTCGACCCACGTGGCAAGCGGGCTGTCGTCAACCGTATCATACAAGGATAACGAAGCTTCTTGATATTCGATTTTTTTATATGCTACGACTTTTTTGTTGTACTGGTTAAGGTCCTCTGTTACCAGATTGATTTTTGGCTTTTCTGCTGTTTTGACCTTAAACGTTAGACCTCTGGATCCATCATAAGTGTTTAGATTGGCATTTTGAAGCATGGTGGCTGCACCGCTGCTGAGGACGAACTGAACGTAGAACTCAAATTTTGTACGCGGAACGGCGGTCATTATTTGACCTTGTTGCGACGTACCAAAAGCTCGGCTTGCAATCTGTGGAGAACGTAGGAATACCTGTGTCATGCTAATATTTAGCCAAAAAAAAACGGTGCTAGTGCACCGTTTTTTAGTGTTACAGAGGTGGCATGGCGATGTTTATTAACCGCCTGCGTTACCGCTTGAATCGTTAGCACCGGTAAAGTCACCTGGTAGAGCTGCAAGTATCGACTCGTCACCTTGTGTTGCGTTGTCATAACGAACAGTAAGTGTGAGCATAACAGCCTCTGAGCTTGAATAGTCCATGTTATCATAAGCAACCTGCTCGAGATAGCAGCCTTCTAGGAACCAGCTTTCCAGAACGGAATCGTTGGTACCATTGACCGTGCCGTCCAGTGTGTCAATGTTCATTGAGAACTTGTAGTTAACGCCTGCCGCGGCAGCCGACTGCGTGTAATGGTTCATTTGCTTTTGAACCTGGGCACTTACCATTGATGTTACCAGATTGGTGATATCGTCTCGAAGTGTTATCTCAATGGTTTGCCATTCTGGCTTTTGGGCGATATAAGTGATATTGTTGTAGCTGTGTAGCGGCGTGTTGTTGAAATTGATGTTTGGTCGACCCGCTGTAACCACCTGCTGTGTGAAGATGTTTTGCGATGGACCTATGACACCGAATCCATAAGTAACGATTCTAAAGCGATGCTTGAGCTTAGGCATGAGAATGCCGATGCCTGTGCCGCCTGGCATTGGTACCCCAAAACGATTTACCGTTGGTAGATCTGGGTTAAATGGTGGGACTATAGCAGCCATAATGAAACCTCCGTAATGTAAAACTATTTATGCCAGGTGGGCATTTTAAAAATCGCACGGAGGTCTTTAGGCAATTTCTGGGTCTTTTGTTGTAAACAATGGTTTAGATCACTTACACTAGCCATAACCATGAACTACTTTTGCTATACCATTGCCAGTGACACGATTAAACCCGCGCCCTGGGCGAAGCTGTGCGATTTTGTAAATTATCAGTTGATGTTCCACACAGCACATCCCGCGGGCCCCAACATGGGCATGGAAAATAATGCAGGACTGCTGAATAATATCCATCTTAAAAAAAGATGGACACAAGATACCGGTGAAATCGCCATACTTGAATACCAAGATAGGATCGTTGGGGTAAGCTGCGTGGAAAAGAGCCAGCTGCATCAAAGGTTGTCAATTGGAGGAATCAGGTGTTGGTTAGATGCCGATCATCGCAACAATAATCAAGTAACTAGATATCTCCTTGCAGCTAATCTACAATGGAGCATCAAACACAATGCATGGTCTATGCTGCTGACATTTAATGACTACAACAAAATAATTTATGATGCCATTTGTAAAAAAACCGCCGGGAAGGCCGCAGGACTGGGCGGTGTCTGGAGCAATTGGTGGAATGATTGTATTGCCTTGGATACGAAATTGAACATACGATTTACGGAGCAGTGGTGCGTGTTAAAACCAATTGACCTATCAGGAACACAACAGATAATCAGGGAATTGCGTAATCATGGATGATGTCTATAAAAAGTTTGAACTCACCAAGGGTAATCATCTGCAATACTGGTTCAACGGTAATTCAACGCAACACTGGCGACAGCATCCTTACGAAATAGCACATTGCGCCGTAGGCATAGGACACGCGCCAGACGGCTCCACATTCCTGGAATCACTTACGCGATCTGCCAAGGTGTTATACAATCGTCATGGATGCGATTTTCGATTGTTTCTCAGCGGCGGACTGGATAGTGAGGTTGCATTACGTGTGTTTTATAACAATGGTTATGCGGTTACACCATTTATAATAAAATTTGCCAACAATCTAAACAAACCAGATGTTGAAAACGCGCTGGTATTGTGTAACGATTTAGGTGTGGAACCTGTTATTTTCGACTTCGATCCGGTTAAATTCGTCGAATCGGGCGAATGGCGCAGAGTGGCTGCATCGTATCAATGTTACACGTTCTATCAGCAATTGCTGTTGTATATAGCGGAGCAGCAGCGAGCGCCCATGATAACGATTGACGAGATTGAATTACAAAAACATCAGAACGCATGGTGGTTTGTTAAAAAAGAAGATCAGGACGGATGTTGGCATAGATTCGTTGAGTCCACCGGAATTCCTGCATATAATAATTTTTATACATATGATCCTAACACCATAACAGCGTTCACGGCCAACAACATTGTGGAAAATTTAATAAATGATCGAATTTTTGGCAAACTAAGTTGGACCAGTAGCAAACACACGATATATACAGAGCTTACAGGGTTTGACATGCGGAATCGGCCAAAAAGGCATGGCATGGAACGCATGTTAAACATATGGGAGTTTGTTGCTAACGAAACATCTAAAATGCTCAATGCTACTCCGGCTGAATTCATTTTCGATGTTGGCCAACTGCACAAGTTAAAGTTAGGAACCCCAATTACATGCAATATAATATAAGATGGTTAAATTACAGCGAGCAACACCTAATAAAGGAGTTATCACTGAGGATATACGCTAATCCAAAAAATTCCTATCCACCGAATCTTGATGCAAAAACGTCATCCATATATTCATCGTTCATGGTTCCTCCGGACACAGTTGGAGCAGAGACTCGCAAAATTGCGGTGGTGACAGACGAATTTGATCAGATAGTGGTTGCAACTGGTGTGCGGGAACTCTATAGCATGCCGGCATGGCTGCTAAGCTGGACCCTGAGTTCGGTGTCATCGGTTGCATTTGTTAAAATTTGGCAAGACCTGGTGCGATTCATATGCGCATATTTTGAAGATCGCAACATAAACGAGTTTTATGTGATAAATCCTGCTGAAAGAGAAGAAGCATACAGGCGCATGACAAAGTTCATGCGCGAAAGATACTGGACATTTGTTGAGACGACCATACCTGAAAACCAAACAACTGATTATAGCCTGTACAATTCATTTATGGGCTGGGCTTTATATCCTTATGCAATTAACATACGACGCTACATACTCAAAAGAGAAATACCATGATAAACTGGCTTAAACAGAACTATGCAACCTATAGAGTAACCAAACAGGTGCCTGCTATCTTTGCAATCATAGGTCCTTATCACATCGCGGCGATCATAGGGATCTATGCCGCATGCACATCGTGGTCGTGGCTATACGCAGCGTATCTACTGGCAGGCTATGTGATAATCGGCGGACTAGGGGATGCTATCGGATTGCACCGATACATTTCGCATCAAAGCATAGAAATACGACCCTATGTTAGACCCGTGATTTATTGGTTAGCCTGCATGACCGGGCAAGGATCACCAATATGGTGGGCAGCACTGCATAGGGGTTATCATCATGCACATGCCGACAGGGAGAGAGATTTGCATTCTCCCATCAAAGGCAAATGGAACGCCTACATGGGGTGGATGTTTGCAATAACTCACGAAACGGTCAATTTGAAATATGGAGCCGGCTTGTTAAGAGATCAGACCTTGATTTTTTTCCATAAGAACTACAATACGGTGGTATGGACCACCTTGATCGTGACATTTGCCATTAATCCCATGTTTTGTTTGTTTTTCTTTGTGATACCTGCGGTGGTGTCATTACATACGGAAAACATTGTAAATCTGGTTTGCCATTCAAATAATGGATATAGACCTTTTGAAACCAAGGATCACAGTACCAATGTGTGGTACTTGGGATTGCTGGGCTGGGGCCAAGGATGGCACAACAACCATCATTCGAATCCAAAAAGTTTTGATTTCGGGACCAGCGTCAGCAAGCGTTGGTATGAATTTGACCCTTGCCTGCTTATAGTACCGTTCATATCACCATGGCAGGAAACAAAAAGACTTTGGAAAAACTGGAGAACCGCATGCGTTGGATAGCTATAGCTGCAACCGCTGAAAATGACGTAATTGCTGCGCACGATGACATTACCCTGCTAGAAACGGTATCGGAATATGAATTTGATGCAATAGTCAAGGTGTATGGGCTAACGGAAGATGAATACAAATCCCTTAAACTGGGCAACTATGACTATAGGATAAGATTCAACAACCTTCGCAGCACGTATCTGGAGCCTTGGACACGGGATCAACGCACGCAGATCTTATCAAGGATATATCTTGCCCGAATAAATGCCATAAATGGTATCAAAGGAAGGCTCGAACATGCCTTGAACAAGCATCGGACACTGCTAACACACCAAACAAACGTGTACGAGGCTAAGGCCCGAGAAGCTAATCATATACGGAAGAACGTTGATAGTCCTTATAGGATGGATGGATTTATTCGCGACTATGCAGAAGAAAAAGGTCTGGATATAGACACAGCCGCAGCTATCGTATCATTAAAGTATAATGGCTGGTATGAACACATGCGCAAGATAGAACGTTTGCGATTGCGACACTTTAATGCCGTAAAGCTGGCCCGTACGGAAGAAGATTTTAAAAAAGCTGCGGCAGATTTAGACAAAGATCTATTCATCAACATGCTACTGTAGGAGCATACATGCAACTTGTATATTACACACCACATAAGCTCTACTCATATGCGGAGATACGTTCGATTGACCCTGTACAAACAGCGTTTTCCCAGATGTTCAATGCCAGCATAAGCTTGCTTGATAGGTCTGGTACCATTAATTGTCCGCCAGTGCCTATGCTAACATTGGATGAATGGTCAGTCTGGGCGTCGCCAAAATCATTTGAAGAGATTTCTTATGCTAGGTTTGATCAGATACTAAAATCAACAATGGATTCAAACAAGCAATTGGTGCTATTTTATAGCGGCGGTATAGATAGTACGATGATAGCAGCGCTTGCATTGGCCCATCCTGATTTTGAGAAGTACAGTAACCGCATGTTGTTGGTGTTAAGCGAGGATAGCATAAAAGAAAATCCATTGTTTTGGCATGATTATCTTATTCCAGCGTTTAGGGACAGGATAGCCAATGCCAGTGCGTTTCATAACTTGATTTCAGACGAGAACAACGTCTGCGTGACCGGTGAATTTGCCGACAATATTTTTGGCAGCTTAACCGTTAAAAGCTATATGGACTCTACGGGGGATCGCGACGCGATTCATAAAAACTTCGACGCATCTGGTCGCGGCTGGTTATTGAACAAGATACAGGACCAATCTAAACGAGAAGCATGCTCGGATTTGATGAGTAAATTATTTTCACTTAATCCTAAAGGATGTGCAACCAACCACGATTGTTTCTGGTGGCTCAATTTTGTGCTGAAATGGCAAGCAGTTAAGCTACGGCTTGTCAGCCATGCCCCAACACAACAGCTGGTTGATGCCATGGCCAAACGTGTGGTACATTTTTTTGAAACCCGAGAGTTCCAGGATTGGGCCGTGTTGACGGACGAGGTCAAGGTTGAAAACAACTGGGCAAGCTACAAGCTTCCGGCCAAGCAACTGATCCTCAAAATCAACCATGATCAGAATTATTTCAATTATAAAACAAAATATCCCAGCATACCAAGCTTGACCAGATATTCAAACATGTTTGATTTCATTTACTACGACGAGGTCAATGATAAGTATGTGGCATCAAAGGAACTTTTGAAAAGTTAGGTGTTGTAGTAATGATTGATAACTACCAGTTCATATTTTTAGAAATGTTTAAGGTGGTACTTACCTTCTTGTCATGGACATTTTTATTATACTGGATACATAGGATCATACATAGGATTCCCATTGTAAACCAATTCCATCAAGATCATCATATCTATATCAATAGGCATGGCGGCACAACATGGCACTGGAACAACATATTCCTCTATAACGATACCTGGAAAAGCACGGTAGATCTTTGGATATCGGAAGTTTTACCCACGCTGGTTTTTTCACTAATTACCGGATGTTGGTGGTTATCTATTTTTTATTATCTGTGGGCAGCGTTCCTGCAAGAAGCGTTGGAGCATAATCCTAGTTTTGACATGTACCCATTGATAACCAGCGGCAAGTGGCATCTGGTTCATCATCGAAAGCAGCGAAAGAATTTTGGACTTTTCATTCCTTTATGGGACAAGCTGTTCAAAACGGAGCTGGTTAAACTCTGATCTCATACAACTGGGCAGGCTACCAAATGGATCCTAGGCTCTGCACTTCCGTTGTATACGAAGTGCTCTCTGGTGGTATCTACCTTGTACCAATGACCGTCCGCCGGAATATGATAACCTATTGATCTTACGCTGCTATTTTTAAAGCATTCGCCGAAAATACAGTTAGGATTGGTCTTCAGAACCAAGTGATATCTGGGTTCGTCATCCATGTGCATGCTAAGGCCAGTTTTAGGCAACAGCAGCATGAATCTAATCCTTCCCCAGGTAATATCTTCTTTGGTCGCAAGGTCTTCCAGCGCCTGCAATGTATATGCAGGACAGTTATCATTCCATGATGAAAAATCTTTTTCTTGGCCAATTTTGATGTTTTTGATCTTATCATGCAAACTACCCACTGAATCCTTCCAGGGATCGATGCATCCGGCACGATGCCGTAGACCTATTTGATTTTCAGGATGCCATTGCGTGAACGTATTGAGGAGATCATTAAGCTCATTGTAAACTTGCTGATGGTCAGCGGTATAGGAAAGTTTTTGTATGAATGCATTCATTTTTTGTTGCCTATTATCATGAATCTGGAAAATTTCCAGTCTGGGTACACAAAATCAATATTTCCTTTATAAATTACAGGCGACAATGGAAAAATATCGTGCAGCTGGTCAGCATCGCGCACGCATGAATGATGGTCGTCATGTTCCATATTATTGTTTTGTAATACCAACATCGTTCCACTAGGTATCTGTTCAAACCAGTTGTTGCTTGTGAAATGCTCGGTGCTACAGTTGATGATTATGTCAGGTTGCTCGTCTACAAAAGACATGGTATTACAATCTGACGTAAATGCTTTGAATTTCCAGTTCTGCCAAACCCAATTTTCAAGCAACGCATCCGCAATTGGCTGGCATGTAGAATCTATGTCAAAGCTCCTGATGTGTTTGATGGGTACCTGTTCTCTGGACAGCAGCAAAAAACTAAGAATGCCATACCAGCCGCCATATATCCAAATAATTTGAGGTTTGGAAAAGTTGATTTTTTCCAATTCCTCACAAAGCCACAGTTTGCTTGAAATTTGGCCGCTGCTGAACGCGTCCTTGTTCAAAGATACAAAATCATCCATGTCCGATCTGTCCATAAATCAGCTGAGAAACATTCTGCATAGCCTTTACCAGGCTGGCATCGATTACCTTTTGTGTGATGTCGATGTAGGCTGACCTGTATTCATCTGGTATCTGGGCCAGTAGAATGCCTATATTGGTGGCAAGTGAACTTAACACTATCCTTGCTGCCTGCTCATCAGTGGACAGCTCTGCCGCCTGTGCATAGATTTGGCTTACGGTTTCATACAAAATACGATTAGACGCGTCTTGCATTTCCACCATTTTCTCTGTGCCAACCACCCCTAGAGATGTCCTTTGGTTTGTTTCAACAACGCAGCAATGGTCGGTTCATCGTTGGTGTTTTCGGGATAACACATGTTTAGCCATTCTTCGACCTCTAGGCATGTTCGTTTATTGGCCGCAACCAGGCGTAGCATCTGTATTGCTTCCTCAAGTTGCATCTCAAGTTGTTGTATCTTACCGACAGATCTAGATTTATTCATTTCCTAATTATGGCCGATTTGTTTGGCATAATCAATCAATAAAAAGGGAGCCTAGGCTCCCTT